TACAACAAAGTGTAATAAAGTACCTGTTCCAAAATCTAAATCAAATTCAGTTGCCGTATAAATATATAACAATTCATTCACAGCGCTATTATCAAAAATAAATGTTGGTTGAGGTAAATCTGATGGATTAAATTGCAGCATAGCTCCATTTTCAAAGCTAATGTAAGTGAATTGGCCAGCACCATCTACGAAAGTTGGTGCTTCTACAAACTTCATTTCAACAGTACCAATCAAACTATCGCAAATTGATTCTGTAAGTGTTACCCAAGACTGTAAAGCACTATCCTGCATAACTCTTGCATGTCTACCAGTGATTCCAGTCGACAAATCAGCATAGGTCTGAGCTACTTCTTCATTTACCAAAGTCCATTTACCATTTTGATATATATACAGTCTATCTCCTAAAGTTTCTGTACCGCTAAAAGAATTATCTGATATATAGTCATCGAGGTAGTCTTCGATAGCCGTGAACTCCTCTAAACTTAGTGCTAAAGTTGCATCTTCTAATACTGGAGGTTCACTTGCTACAAATGTTTCTCCTGCTAGATACCAACCTGCCTCTGTTACTCCCCAATCCTCAAACGCTTCCCAAACATAAACATAAATGGTGTCACTATCGTCATTAGGGTCTTCTATGTTATTTCCAACATATAATATGAATGCCTCGGGTTGTACTACAAATCCAAACTCTTTCACAACTCTCATAACATAGCTATCATTAAGATACTTATCTCCCTCGCCGTACCCTCTATCAGGTTCTTCTTTTAGATATGGTATGTCTGTGAGTACCCAAACTCCGCTTTCACCAAAATATACTAATGAGTTGATGACATCAAACCAGTATTGTCCATCGACTTCGGTTGGTTCTGTCTCACTTGCTATCACCGTATCCCAACTATTTTGCCAATTACAACCTAATACTTCTGGTGAATATTGCAACCAAAACTTATCTGTTTTAATAATAAAGTCGCCAGTCCAACTTGGAGCAACGGTTGTTAACTTTGCAGGTGTAGGGTTGACGAATATTTGACTATATGAAGTTTCTAGTGCAAAGACGGTATCAGTGTGGGGAGTTGTCGAGCTTTTGATATAGGCTTGGTCGCCCTCGCTCGCTGTTTCTGGTAGTTCGGCTTCGCTGTCATAGACCGTTACGCCACCACCACCTATTGATATAGGAACCCACTCTTTATTCCCATTTAAGAATAACATCGCTGGAGTTGTAGTTGGAAGTTCTGGAACATATAAGTTAGTTGCTGTTGCTGGTATATCGTCAGTGTCTATATCTATAGTTAAATCAGATACTTTTTTAGGTATAGCATCAGCAACTTCATTAGCCCACTCAGTTGTAGGTTTTAAGGTAACAATTTGATGTTTTATGTTACCAATATCATTATATCCAGGTGCAAATGACTCTATAACGATAATAGAACCATCTAGATGATATTTAAATACTGTCTTATTGGATATAGCGCCAGTTATTAGATTAACTGTTCCTGATAACGCTATACCATGTGCTGGCCAGTTCAATATGCTATCAACAATGAGATGAGTCGAACCTACGATACGATCAGTTGTTACAATGGCAGTATTTGGTATCCCTAGACCATTTGAAGTGTGGATATAATCGTCTGCCATTTTTTACTCCTTAATTAAGCTGTTCTTTCCCACATATATACAACACGAGTTGGCTGAATATTGTTCACAGCAGTTCTAGCAGTATTTGAACGTCTTATACCATAGTTTGCCCCGCCGTTAAATGATGCTATAACATTATCTGTAACTCCTGATTCAGGGTCACTATGCCATGTTCCTACTCCTAACACTTGGAGTGAGGTCAATGTATTAGTTTCAGAACCTAAAATGCTACCTGCTGTTGCGAATGTTCCAGATGATGCTTTACCAACTAATACTTTACCCTCAACAGCTACCCAAGTTCCAAAACCTAATATAACTGATGGATTAGTAGAGTCGGTATAACTTATATATCCTGAACCAACTGGATATATATCCTCAAGCACAAGACTTTTTAAATCATCTATTATACTATTCTTTACTTCATCTGTTATTTGATTTATTACACTTTCTTTTAAACTTCCATCATCATTATGTGATTCATCTAATATATCAGCAATATTTTTTGCCCACTCAGCTGTTGGTTTTAGAACAATAACATCATTTACTGCCGAACCTGCATCAGTATATCCAACAGCTATATCATCAATTATTATATCGTTATCAAGAATATGACCTCTAAATACAATACCATTAGTAATTAGATTTGTTACAAGGTCTGGTGTGCCCATCTCTGATATAAAATAGTCAGGCAATCCTGTTACTGTATTTACTTTAATTGTCGTTGAACCAGGAGAACGTAATTCAGTTATCTTTGGCGAAGATGCTAAATTCTCATCATCATTTGCTCGTATTAATTTAATGCTATTCATAATTCTACTATACACATCTTTCTATGATTAAGGGTAGTTAGGTTAAAATCTAACTACCCTATAAACAGATTTACTTTAATTTAGACTGATGGAGTTGCAGTTTCAAGGCTAGCTAGTGCTAAGGTCTTTTCATTTGCAATGAATACATCACCACGAGAACGGAGTTGTAATACTGGTCCTGAGAAACCTTTGCTCTTAGGGATAATATCCAAACCATCACCTTGTGGATCTTGTTTTGGTGGGACTGCAAAGATTGCACGTTTATCAGCTACAACGTATTTAATAGTATTAGCTGGGAAGTAATCATCATTTGTTTCAATAACCATAACACCGTCAATTGGTCCTAAAACACCATTTTGACCAGCAGTATAACCTAAGTTAGAACCGTCAAATGTAGTGACTAAAGCTTTAAATTTATCTGATACTGAGAATGGAACCCAACCAATCATTCGGCTTGGAATACCACCATTTTGCTTTACAGCACTGTTGGTGTTATAGATTTTCTCTTTCAAAGCTGCATCAGTACCATCCCAGCTAATTTTGTTAGTTGCTTGGACACCTGCATAAATAGCGTTCAAAGCGTATGCGTCGAAATCAGGAATAAATTGTTCCTCAGCAATTTCAGTAGCAATCTTTTCAACAAGGCTTGAAATTGGGGTATCCTGTATTACTGTTCGAGGAATACCAACCTCAATACCTTTATTATAAGCAATCGCCATAATTTGTTCAGCTAATGTAGCTACGTTAAATGCTGCAAATGTGCTTGTTGCTTCTGTAAATGCACCGATTTCACCATATGTTCCACTTAACAATCGAACTGAGTTTACACCAGTCCAATCTGCACCATTGGCACTAAGAAATTTAGCAACTTGTGAAGCAACTGCTAAAGGTTTATCTAATAAATTTAATGTTTTTGTTCCGTAAGCTGTCATAATAATTAATCTCCAAAATTTTATAGTTTATGTACACTTATTATTCTATAACATAGTATAATGAAAACAATATGAAACATAAGAGTATTTAACTTAAAATGAATATACCAGCACATCCATTTCCCAAACTAAGAGATTATCAAACAGAAATTAAAAAGGCCTATTTCGACCCTAATATTATTGAAATGGATATTGTGATTGGTCGTCGTGGTGCTAAGACCACTACTATATTTAGTGAGTGTGTTGTGCCTGATTTAGTACAACAAACTCAAACTATAGTGCTAGTTTATCCAACTATGAAAATGGGTTTTAAGAATTTTTGGACTAATATCGAAGATGATGGTTTTAAAACACTTGACCATATACCTAAATCTTTAATCCTTCAAAGTAATAATACTGAAGATAATATGATGATAACTCTTATTAATGGGTCTGTTTTCATGGTACTAGCCGCTAAAGATTATGAAGCATTACGAGGAGCTAATGGTAGAAAATACTGGTTTGATGAAATGGCAGACCAATATATTGATGCAGTAGATGTAGTTGCTCCTATTGTAAAAAGAAATAAAGGTAAATTCGTGTTCTCTGGTACACCTAAGTTTGATGGTCGTAATGGTGAAACAATGCGCAAAATGCACGAAGCAGCCTCAAAACATCCTAGAAAATATGCTTGTTATATAGATGGTAGCCATTATATGACACCT